TATGCTTGACATTTAAAACAATTTGTAGTATTATTAATGTGTCGAAAGGAGATGAAAACAAATGAAAAAAGCTATAATAAGTATAATATCAATATTAGCATTTTTATATTTAATAGGCGAACAAGAAGAAATAACAATAGGAATAGTAGCATTAAAATTTTTATCATTAGGTTGGCTATGGTTAGTAGCAAAAGCAAATAATTATTTTTATCAAGGAGAATAGAAATGAAAAGAATAAAACTATTATTAGAATTTATCAAATTAAAACATCAAGGATATAACAAAGAAGAAAGATACTTTAAATATGCTATCAAGGGGCTTATAAATTTTGAGCAATACGAGAAATTTATTGATAATAAAGTAATGAAAGGGGGGGGCGAATAGATGTATTTAAAAAAAAATGGCAAAATTCCAAGTAATCCTTTTAAATATACTATTGACGGTAAAGAAGTAACAGAAGAAATATTTACAAATTATAATTTAGAAGATTATCCAAAAGTAAAAAAATTAGAACAAACAGCAGATTATGATGAGATATTAACACATATACCTTGTATAGATTAGAAAGGAGAATAAAATGGGAAATGAAATTTTTGAAGAAATAAAAAGAAAATATAAAAAATCAAATAAATATATGTTATATGTAAGTTATGAAGATATAGGAAACTTAATTCAAATGGTTGAAATGTTAGACAAGCGAATAAAAGGAAAAGATGTAACAAAAAAATATGAAAATATGATAGAGGCGTTTGAATGTGATTTTAACTTACCTTTTAATTATAATGATTATACAATGTTTGATGATTTAAAAAGACTGATACAAAATAAAAATGCAAGACTTGTAAAAGATATTGAATTATTACAAGAACTTTCTTTTGGTATTAGATACGGAAATTTAAAAATAATTGATAATGGAACAAATTGGAGGAATAACAATGGAACTAGAAATAGAAGATAAATTACAAGAAAAATATAAACATATTACAATAGAAGTAAATTATTTAGACTTGCGAAGATATCAAATAAATGTTAAAATAAAAATAGAAAATCAAGAATACAAAAAAGAAATAATACATATATGGGACGCACATTACACAAAAGATGTAAACATAGGTACAATATGTAATCAAATTGATAATTTTATTCTTAGTTTATATAGAAAGGAGCATAAATATTATGAATAAAAGTGAATTTATACCAACAATAGCACCATTAGTAGTAGCAGAAAATAAAAAGAGAGGAAATCCTTTATTTTCAAGTGTAGTAATCGCACAAGCAATATGCGAAAGCGGTTGGGGACAAAGTAAAATAATGATGAAAGCAAATGCAATTTTTGGCATAAAAGCAACCTCAGACTGGAAAGGTAAAGTATATAATGCAAATACACAAGAGTGTTACGACGGCGTAAGTTACACAAATATTACAGCTTGTTTTAGAGCATACGATAGTTTAGCAGAAAGTATATCAGATTATTTCGACTTAATAACAAAATTAGGAAGATACAGAAAAGCAACAGTAGCAGAAACACCGTTAGAGTGTATAACAGCAATAAAAAACGGTGGTTATGCAACAAGTCCAACATATATAAATACGATAATGTCAATAATCAATAGTAATAATTTAACACAATATGACAATGTGGAAAACTCTGTTGATAATTCAGAAAATTATATAGAATATATAGTAAAAAGTGGGGACACATTATCAGAAATAGCAGAAAAATATAATACAACATATCAAAAAATAGCACAAGATAATAATATAGAAAATCCTAATTTAATATATCCAAATCAAAAATTAAAAATATATACAAATGTTTCACAAGAAACAAACGAAACAATATACATAGTAAAATCGGGAGATACATTATCAGAAATAGCGCAAAAATTTAATACAACATACCAAAAAATAGCAAAAGACAATAATATATCAAATCCAAATTTAATATATCCAAATCAAAAGTTGGTGATTAAATAATGGGACTAGAACAAAGAACTGGACAATACGGAACATATTGGGGAAATACATATAATAGTAGTAATACATTAACAATGGAACAAATGAAAGTAAATGCTACATATATATGGAACTATTTACGAGAACAAGGCTGGACATTAAATGCAGTTGCGGGAATGTTAGGAAATATGCAAAGCGAAAGTGCGATAAATCCGCGGACGTTGGGAAAGTGACGTAGTAGGTGGCGACCCGGAAGCACATGGATATGGTTTAGTTCAATGGACGCCATATACCAAATATACAAATTGGGTAAGTGGCGACCCTAGCACAATGGATAATAATATTTCACGTATTTTATATGAGGTTGCTAATAATATACAATGGATAGCGACCAGTACTTATAATTATAGTTTTTACGAATTTACACAAAGTACTGATACACCATATAATTTAGCCCTAGCTTTTTTAGCAAATTATGAAAGACCGGCAGACCCTAACCAACCAGCAAGAGGAACGCAAGCTGAATACTGGTACGAATATTTAGGGGGCTTACCACCAGTACCAATAGTTACAAGAAAGCGCAAAAAATTTCCTTGGGCTGTATTTACAAAAATAATAAGAAATAGACGAACATTTTTTTTAAAAAAATGTTCGTTTTATTATTGACAAAAATTAAAATTTGTGCATATAATTTTAATAGATACTAACGAGAAAGGAGAAACGAAAATGGATATTGCAACTCTTTTAGGAAGTTATGCGTTTCCAGTTATCGCGTGTCTTGGTATGGCTTGGTATGTTAAATACATAACAGATAAAAATATGGAAGAAACATCAGAATTAAATGCACAGCACACAAAAGTTATGCTAGCATACAAAGACGAATTAAAAGACGCTATAAACAATAATACAGTAGTAATGCAACGATTATGCGATACAATGGAAGTAAAAAACACAAGAACAAAGAAAAGTAAAAAAGGAGAGGAGGAAACAGAAAAATGAAGCTTAGTAAAGAAGAATTAAAACAAAAAGTTAATGAACTTGTAACAGATAATGACATAGCAATACAATTATTAGAAGACATAGAAGACAGTATGGAAGTTGGCGAAGTAGATACATCTAAAATAGATGAGTTACAAGCAAAACTTGACGATTTACAAGAAAAATACAAACAAAGATTTTTAAAAGGCGACGACAAAAAAGACGCCGAAGACAAAAAAGAAGTCGACGAAGAATTAGAAGAAAAAGAAGTAATCGACATAAAAGAAATTTAATTATAGAAAGGTAGGAAAATAAAATGGCTTTAAATAAAGTTTTAAAAGTAACCAATGATAGCGAGCTTTTATCATTTATTATAAATACTACACCAGAGCTAGCAAGTGAAATAGATTTACCAGTACAAGGCGAAAGTATAACGCCAATAGGTAAATTGATAATGTCAAATGAAAGATATAAAAATGCTTTCTTAAATACAATAAATTTAATAGGATTAACTGTAATTGATCGAAATTACTGGGAAAATCCTTGGGAAGTTTTTGCAAACAGAGGTACTTTACCATATGGGCAAACAGTTAGAGAATTAATAGTAGATATAGCAAATGTATATGATTATAATGAATACGCAAAGGACGTAGACCATTTTTTAGAAAATGTTGTACCAAATATTTATAATTATTTACACGAAATCAATTATCAAAAATTCTATAAAACAACTACATCAGATGAACAAATGGCAATGGCGTTCAACACAGAAGGGGGATTATTCGATTTAATCGAAAAAATAGTTGGCTCTTTATATGAGGGATATAAATACGATAAATACATAGCAGATAAATATATGTTATGTAGAAGAATTATAGACGGAACTGTTACAAGTGTTAAAATTGACGATTACGCAAACTTAACACCAAGACAAAGAGTAGCGAAGTTAAAATCTATTTCAAATTTAATGACTTTTAGAAGTCCAAACTATAACCCAGCTGGCGTACGCGTTTCTACTCCATTTGATAAGCAAATAGCAATTATCAATACAGATTTTGAAGCAGATATGAGTACAGATGTATTAGCAACATCTTTCTTCAGAAATGAAGCAGAAATGAAATCAAGAAGTGCATTAATAGACGGTTTCGGAAATCACGATACAGCAAGATTACAAGAATTACTTGGAGACGCATACGTACCATTTACAGAAGCAGAATTAACAGCACTTGCAAATATACCAGCAGTAATAATAGACGAGGAATTTTTCCAAGATTATTCTTACGCAATGGATAATAACGCAGATACTAAAATGACTGACTTCTATAACCCAGAGTCATTAAAAAGAAATCACTGGTTGCACACATGGAAAGTACTTTCTACTTCTCCATTTAAACGGAGCTTGCGTATTTACAACAGATACCCCAGCAGTAACAAGCGTAACAGTTAACCCTAGTGAAGCATCTGCTAGTGCTGGATTAGATGTACAATTACAAGCAGTAGTTGCTACTACTGGTTTTGCTAACAAGGCTGTAACTTGGAGTATTACACAAGATCCAGAAACAGACCCAGCAAAGAAAGCTACTGTTGATTTAACAGGAAAAGTACATATCCCAGCTGGACACGTTGCAAGTACAGATAATCAAGAAGCTACATTAATAAAAGTAACAGCTACAAGCGTATATGATACTACAAAAACTGGAACAGCAAGTATAACAGTACTTTAAAACTAAAACGGCTGGATATAATATCTAGCCGTTATTATTTTATAAGAAAGGAGAAAAGAAATGAAACAAAAATTAATAAATTCGCAGTTGTCTAATTTTAAAACTTACGAAATGTATAAAAGACAATTACTTACACTTGCCGAAAATGTGTTTGAATTTTCAAATATGCCAAAATATATTGATACTGCATATTTAAACAAAACATTATTAAGAAAAGGAAGTATAGCATTTTTTGTAGACGAAGTTTTAGGATTATTAGCTTTACCATATAAAGATATTGGAAAGTTAGACGTTTACGGTAGACCAACAAGCATACAAGTAATATCACAAAATGGATATAGTAAATTTATTAGAAGTCAAGACGATTTTGTTATAATGTATGATAATAACGGGCGTTATCCTTTATGGCTTGACATACTACAATACAGTGAGCGCATTGCATTAGATACTAGAACGACCGATATCAATATAGCGCAACAGAAGACGCCCAGATTTTGGAAAACAAAATCAGAAAAGGTAAAATCAATACAAGATTTAGTAAATAACGTTGATGGTATGGAAAATACAGTAATTGCATACGAAGATTTAGACTTGGACGATACAACATTAGTACTTGCTCCAGCACCTTTTGTAGCAGATAAAATAGACTTGCACAAAGAAAAAGACTGGAACGAATTTTTAAGACTTATAGGTATAGCAAATATGAATTTTCAGAAAAAAGAGCGTAACATAAAAGACGAAGTATTAGCAAGTCAAGGCGGAACTGTTGCAAGCAGATATAGTCGTTTTGAGCCAAGACAAAAGGCGATAGAAGAAATAAACGAAAAATTTGCAAATAAAATTTTAATAAATGGAAAAAAAGCAATAGAAAAAGAAATTGAAGTAAAATATTATGACGGCGTACCAACTACCGAAAAAGAAGTAGAAGAATACGACGTAGAAAGCGAGGGCGAAGATGATACCATATTATAACGGATTATTTATGTTTTATCCTTTTTTATCGCCAAATTGTAATTTACCACCTACAATATATACAATATTAGAAAGCATAGTAAATCCCGATGTAGATTTAAACGAGCCAGCTCCAGAAGTAAAAATAAAGGATTTAGCAAAAGCTGGACGTAGTACAATATTTAATTTTGATTATCCTTTAACATCTAATATAACAAAGGAAAAATTTGAAACAATGATTTTAAATCACTTTTTAATGCGTAGAATAGGTTTTGAAACAGTAACAGCTTTTCGTATACAATTAGATGTAAAATTAAATGAAATTATGCCATTATACAATAAGATGTTTGACGCATTGGAGAATTGGGAAATATTTAACGACGGCGAAGTAACTACAAGAACTGGAAAAGATAATAGAACATCAGAAAGTACAAATAATACAAGTAATCAATTAACTAATCATAGTACTACATCTACAAATGATATATCAGATAGACGAAATAGTGAGTTACCTCAAAATCAGTTAGAAGATTTGCGTAACGGTAGTTATGTTACAAATTATAATTATGATACAAATACAAATAATGGCGAGGATAATTCTACAAGTCAAGGAACATCACAAGCACAAAATAACGGAACAGACATAAACGAATATAACGAAACTATAACGCGTTCGCCAGCAGATAAAATAGCAATTTTAAAAGAAATGCAAGAAAATATAAAATCAATATATACATTGATATTTAAAGATTTAGAATGTCTTTTTTATCAATTAGTATAAATAAAGAGAGGAGATATAAAAATGAATAAATTTGAGTATAAAAATTTAACACCTTTTAAATGGTTTGTATTAGAAAATTTTCCTTTTATTGAGGCAGACTTTGACGCTTTAACAGACTGGCAATTATTCTGTAAATTAGGAAAAGAAATGAATAAAATAATAAATAATGAAAATGCTTTGGGTACTCAAGTAGAAAATGTTACAAATGCCTTTATAGAATTACAAAATTATGTAAATAATTATTTTGATAATTTAGATATACAAGAAGAAGTAAATAACAAAATTGATGTACTTATAAATGAAGGAAAAATAAAATTAGATTTACAACAAACATATAATGAAACAGAAGAAAGTTTAGTATTATATGGAATTATGAGGGAGGTTTAATATATGAGTGATTTTAAAATATTAAATGGTTTTTACGTAAAAGACGAAAAAGCAAGACCCGTAAATAATGTTTCAGAAATGAAGGCAATTTCAAATTTAGTTTCAGGAAACATAATCAAAACAGTTGGTTATTATTCAGCTAATGACGGTGGCGGAGCTACTTATATAATAAGAGAAAGACTAGAAACAGATGTCGAAGATTTAGGAGTAATACATTATATAAATGATAATTTGGTTGCTGAAATGATAATAAACGATAGTGTAAATGTTAAGCAATTTGGTGCAAAGGGCGACGGAGTAACAGATGATACTACACAAATGCAAAATGCTATCGACAAATGTAATATTTTAAATTTTGATGATAGCACTTATTTGACAACAGGATTAAATTTAAAAAGCAATTCAATTATTATTTTTAATGATACATCATTAAAAATGAAACCTAACAATTTGAGAACTTATGGAGTATTAAAAATAAATAATATAAAAAATATTAATATTTATGGTTTTGTTAAATTGATAGGGGATTATTTAGATCATACAGGCGAAACGGGAGAATTTGGACACGCTTTATCAATTATAGGTAGTTCAAATGTTAATATAGAAAATGTACAATGTTCTTATGGTTGGGGCGACGGTTGTTTTATAGGTCCAACAGATGATTTATTAAATAATCCTATTAATATAATAATTAATAATTTAGTATGTCATCATAATAGGAGAAACGGTTTATCTATTACATCAGGTTCTAAAATAATCATTAATAATTTAATAACATATAATAATGGTGGTACTTCGCCTAACGGTGGTTTTGACATTGAGCCATATAATGCAAATAATGTTATAGATGTAACTATTAATAATATTTATAGCTACTCAAATGGAAAAACAGGAACAGGCTATCAGGCTTTTATTTCTAACGCTTACACAGATAACTATAATGTAAAAATTGGTACTTTAAAATTAGATGGTGTGCTTTCAGTAACAGTATCAAAAGAAAAATCAATCGTTAATATTGATGATTTAATAGAAAATATACAATCAACTCAAACAGAAAGCGTGCTAATAATGACAATGTATGGATTAATAAATATAAAAAACTGTTTAATTGATATAAGTAACGCTCCTTTATTAACAGATAAGAATTTAATATATAGCGAAAAAATGTTAAACACATTTATTGATAATTTATCAATAATTAATAATGGGCAAAGTAATCCTTATTTTATAACAAATTCTAGCAATATTAGTAATTTTAATATTAACACTTTAAATTATATCGGATTATTGAAAATATCTAATACAAGAAATACTAATATTCATATTAGTAATATAATAAAAAGAAGTAAAACATTGACAGGCGCGGACAAAATAATTTATCCATTTATGAACGATATTATTATTAGTGAAGAAATAGCTTCTATTAGTTACAACGACATTGCACAATATGACGGATATGAAATGAACATATATAATTCTAATAAAGAAACACCATGTACATTTTCATTAAATAATGACAGATTTTTATATAATGGTTCAAAAGTATATTCAATTTCCTTACCACCTTCATCTTATGCAAAAATAAGATTTGATTTATTTTCACATTTATATGTTGTTGAATATTTATATACAAATTCATAATTAAATAGAAAGAGAGGATCTTATCCTCTCTTTTATTTTGTTTCACTTTAAACAATATCATTATTTAAACTATAATTTCCTATATTTGCGTGATTATGCCATATAGTAACACCTCGTCTACAAGCATTATTTATAGTATCCATAAATTTTGAAGGTACTTCTCCGTATCCTATTTCTTCACTTGCGCCAATTTCTACATAGTTCCAATATCTACGACCAGTAATATTAGGCATTGCAAGAGATTTTATAGCATATCCAAAACGAGTGAAGTAATCATCAATTATTTTTAAATATTCTGTTTTTACTCTCATTTGTCTAAAACTAAACATATTTCTATTACAAGCCCATATTACATCGCCGTTAGCTTGTCCGCCACTAATATTAGGAAGTAATGAAGCTTGATAAAATTGTCCTATTGTATTACCTATATTTCCAGCTACGCTCATTACAGCCCCAGCAAGTGCCGGTGCAGTAGCTCCGCCAGTCGCAATAGTTCCCGCAATAGCTCCAGCTGTTAATCCTAAACTTACAGCCATATTAACGCCGTTTTGTGTTAACCAATTTGTAAATGCGTCGGAACTCCAAGCACAAGTTGGATATTTTCCAAGAGCTAAGGCTTCGTCATCATTTGTCGCCATACCTTTATAATTCTTAGGTACAATTCTACCACTTCCACCAATAGCAATGCTAAATTGATTTTCAAAAATACATTTTTCAGTACTAAAATCTTCATATTTATATATATTGTTGCTTCCTTGATTATTGCTAACAAATATATAATTGTATGGATATACAAAACATTTATTATTTTTTGGAGTGTAATCAGAAAAAGAAGTTATTTTGTCTATTTCTGTATTAAATTTTTCAGGCGACATATCATAACTCATAGTATAAAAACTAAACGTATTTTCATCACTTATAACTTTTGCACTATGACTTTGTAATTTACTTAGGTCTATTGCTACATCGGGTAAAATAAATATGTTTTGTACATCTTCTATATGACCGTCGGCATTTGTACGAAGTAATAATGATACTAAATCTTTGAAACTAGATAAAGACGTAATATGAAAGAAAAATAGTTGAGTTCCAAATACTGTATTATCATATACAGTAATACCCGCGTATTGTGTACCTTTGTCGCTTTCTAATAATTCAGCCCCCGAGCTTCCGTCTTTTATTTTCCAGTTACTTGCAACAGCTATCCAATAAACTAAATTATTGCCATACGCTATATCTTCTGTTATACTTTCTTGTACTACCTCGCCTACGTCTAAATTTTCGGGTATTGTGTGTAATCCTATTATATCGTCGTTTACGTGTTGCCTATTTATAAAACAAGTCTTTTTTTGCCATTTGTCAAACCAAGTTGACCAAGCGTCGACAGTAAAAGTAATTTCCGTATTTTTATCGCCTTTATATATTACATCATCTATCCAAGCAAAAAACCATTTGTTTGAATAATCAGGATTTCGAAAAGCTATATAATTTGCTTGTAAACATTGTGCGTATGTAAATCCAGCCATTATACTTCCAGTCGGGCGTAAAAATGAGTAATTATCAGCTTGAGCAACTAAATTAGCTTGACAAAGTTCTAGCATTTGTGCTTCACTATACGAAAGTACATTTGTATATTGTCTGTCAATATGTATGTTTTTTACTAATAAAATTTTACTATTCATTTTTTATCTCCTTATTTGAAAATCTATAACTTGCTTAAAATCTGTTCCGCACATATCACTTGAGTAAAATATTTTATTTTCCTTGAACGTCATAAACAAGTTACGAAGTTTATCATTTTTTATTGAGATATTATAAATATCTCTTTGCCAGTATCTCGATACTTTTATTACATCAGAAAATACAATTATTTTATTTGAAAATTCTTTATAGTATGGACGTATAAACCATATTGGGCTATTTTTCGTTTTTTTATCTACTAAATATTCACATAAAAATTTGAAACTTTGATATTGAAATCCAAAACGATATAATACATTATATTCTTTATAGCTTTTTGGTAAATGCGGTTGTGGGCGTGTTTCCCAAGCTCCAGTATTTATCATTTTTGCATTTGTTCCTATTGTTCCCGATGTTTGACCTGTTGACATACAATACTCTAACGCAATTTTTATAGGCGGATTACCTTCGACTACGTCAGATATTTCTTTTACTACTATTGTTCCTTGTTTTTGTGAACTTATTAAACTATGCAAGCCCCAGTCGTTTATATAAGGACATACTCTCGATATTGTATTACCTACAAGCCATAATCTAACTTTTAGTCTTTTTCTGTCTACTGTTGCATAAAAATTCATTAGTTTATTACTTTCATTAGGTAGATATGTACTACGGCTCATAAATTCTTCGAATATTATATCTTCTACATCTAAATAACTTGCACCAGCATAATTCTGTTCTGTCGATAACGCTACTACATAGCCTATTTTTTCAAATCTTTTTGTTTTACCCGTTTCATTATCATACACAGATAAATATAAATTTTTTCTATATAATGTAATACAATTATATTTTCCGTTTGTTAGTTTTGCTACATCTACATCTTGAAAATATTGCTCTATTTTCTCTGATGTTATTTCCTCGCGTAATCTACGCATTAAAATAAATCTTTTTCCAGTTTTTAAATATTTTTCTATGGCTTTTTTATGTTTTACTTGATAGCTTTTTCCATTGGAACGCTCGCCGTATATCAAGTTAAATCTTGCACCGTATCGCGTCTATTTTATCTAAGTTATAATGGACTATTTTTTTATTCGCCATTGTTATTTTCTTCCTTTATATATAATCTTGCAATTTGATTTTCGATTTCTTCTCTTACAGCCTTTGCCTTTTCGTCTTTTAGTCTGTTTGTTAATAGTCCTCCTCTGTCTACTTTTGTTTTTTTACACGCGCCCGATACTGTTATTTTTGAAAATTTTTTAATAAATTCTAAATCTTTCATTTTTCACTCCTTATATTTTGCTCTTTTACTTGAATTGTCGGAAATTAAATCGGCATACTCTAAAGCTTTACCTAGTATATAGGTAGTAGGTACTATACAACACCCGGTTTTATCTTTTACCGTATATTCGTTCCCTTGATAATCTATTATATTACAATTTTCTTGATTTTCGCAATACATTAGCAAATTTTTATTTGTATATTTAAAGTCAAATACGAAATTGTCTTTAAATTCAGATAAATTCTTTAATCCTAACGCTCCGCTCTTTGGTACTCCTGCTACTGTTATTTCTAATACTTTTGCTTTATTACCTTTTATTTCTTGTACATTTGTATCTTCTTTTATCTTTTCTTTGTCTATCCATTTTGTGTATGCGTATTTTTTAGCCCCTTGCGTTATAAATTCGTCGTATTTTCCGTCATTATCAAATACCCCAAGCGTGTGCCTTTCGCCTTTGCTGTCCTTTGGCGAAAATTTTTCAAATGGTATATCTAATATTTTACTAACGTGCTTGATTTTATTTATAACAAATTTATTATAATTTTCTATAACTTCTTTGTTATATCCCTCTTTTAATTTCATACTGTCAGTATCACAATATACAACATATTCGTCTAATTGTATTACATTTTTTAATAAATTAGAACGTGCAAAAGCTGTAACCCAAACACCATACGCAAAACTTAAAAATGCTTTTTTCTTTTCTTCATTTAATTTCTCTATTATTTCTGTATTGTCTAATTCTCTTTCGCTCCAGTCTAACTCGTTATCGTATATTACTTCATCACGTATCATATTTGTAACACTCATACCATACAATGCGTTAAATTTATTTTTTTCTTTTGCATATTCTACTTCCATACCTTCTACATTTTTGTATGCTGTTTTATTTACGTATTTTTCTAGAACAAATTCTATAAATTGTTTTGGCAAATAATCATACACGCTATAATAACTTTCTTTTATCTCGTAACTATCATATTTATATGTATCTAATATAAAATAAAAGTCAATATCAGTCAAAGTCATTGTTATTTTTTCTGCTTGTATAATACGTCCATTATCATATACCGCGTTGTATATATTAGTACATTTACTTGCCGAAATAAAGTTATTAAAATATTTCGATTTTATATTTGTAAATTCAACAACTATTATATATGCAAACTTTTTCAACATTTGACTAACACTTTTTATATTGCATTTGCGAAATTCTGTCGACGGAAATTGATGTGAAACTAATATATACGGATATGAACTCGTAAAGTCCCAACTGTCTATATTTTTTAATATCTCATTTGCATATATGTAGTTAGCATGTGTGTATCCGCCCGCAAACGCGTCTTGTAATAAATTATATATGTGCGGATTTATATTGATAGATTTTTTTACTTTTCTTTTATAATCCCAGTCTTTCGAAATTCTTTCTTTTAGTTCTCGCCTTACGTGTCCTGTACTAGTTATTGGTATTTTATCAACACGACCGTACGTTTCTAATTCTCTTTTTATATATTCGTATACGACTAAACAATCATATTCACAATATCCTAACTCTTTTTCTGTTAATTCTGTGGCCGGTGTTCTCATTAATGTATAGTCTAAATCTCCGACTTTCTTTTCAACTGGTAACATAAATACTTTTGGAAGTAATTTCAACGCACAATTTGACATCATATAACTACAATGTAATTCTATATTGTAATCTTCCATTTCACAACGCATAACTTTGTGTTTTTTCCTTGCTATTACATTTTTAAATCGAAATACACTTTTTAAGTATTGAAATTCAAAGGCTAAATTATGGATAAATACTATCTTTTTTGCAGAATTATAATAATCTAGTCTAATTAAAAAAGCTCGTAATTCTTCCCAAGTTCTACCATAATATATTGTATCATTTATTCCAAATTGCCATATATACATAAAACTTCTATATTCTGCTCGTATTTGTTCTTCTTCCGTTAATTCCAAATATTTAATTGCCGGAATTACTTTTCCGTCTAATATCAAATAACTTGTTGTTTCAATATCAAATGTATATATTGTATTATCGACCTTTTTTCTATCTCCGTACAATATCTCCAAAATAGCATTGAAATTCTTTATAATATTTCATTTACCAAAATTCTCTCCATTTATCGTTAATTTTATCAATTAAATATGTAAATTCTTTTTCAGATATTTTTCCTTGTTCCATTAAATCGTCTAATATTCCGGCTAATTCCTCTAATTCATCTTCGCTACTTGCCAAATCTATTGCACTTTCATAATTATTGTATAAAATATAAATTTCGCTTTTTTCTGTATTCCCTTTGTATACATATTTAATATAAATTTTGCGTAATATACTTTCTATATCACCCTTTCCCTTATTGTATACAATATATCCGTTCATTATATTAGAAAAATTTTCATAATCAAAATTTTTTTCTCTTGCTTCTTCTATAATCGCTAGTACGTCTGAGCCTTTTATATAATTTGTTATGCCGTTTACTTCTTTATCCTCAAAGAAATGTGTTAATACTTCTGCTTCTTCGTATGATATTTCCGAAACATCAGTACTAAATCGCGTTTTTAACGTTTTTATTGCTTTTTGTTTTGCTTTTTTGATTCCACTTTTAGTTGAAATACTACTATTCAAAAATTTTTTTGTAAATTTTATAGTTGCTTGCATTTGTGTAACTGTCATAGATTTATTTACTCTAACACGTCCAGAACTAGTCCAAGCTTGCAACGGTTCGGTTGCAAGCTTTTCTTTTAAATATCTTGTAGCCCAAGTATCTTTACCAAACTCGCGTTCTAATCTTACTATACGTTGATTAGCTCTTTTACTTAATTTTTTTAATTCGTTAAATAACTCTTGTTCTTCTCGAGTTAGTTCCTTTTTTTTTACTCTAGGCATATTTTTTCCTCTTTTCTACAAATTATTAAAATGGTAACTCGTCGATTGTAGTTTCTTCTTTCTGTTCTGTTTTTTCTTCTTTTTTGTTGTTTCCTAATACTGGTACTGCTTTATATGTTTTTCCTTTCTTTGTTTTTACTTCTGCTAGTCTTACGCTTTCTACTTCTCCGAAATAATCTACTACGCTTTCTGTAAAGATTTCGCTACCGCTTGAAACTAATCCATATTCCTCTGTATCAAAGTAATTTATATCAAACTCTTTTTCGTCTGTTACAATATGACATTTTGCATATCCTGTTATTTTAACTTCTACGCCTATTAATTCTGATAATTTGATAGCTGTTAAATCTCCTTTCTTTGCCATTTTTTCAAATAATGCGTTGTCGCAAGTTCCTTTCTTTTCGTTTACTGTTACTTCATATTTTCTTGTTTCCATTTTATTTCCTCTTTCTTGCTATTAGGTTGCAAACCATAATTTTTCTAGCTTTCCTAAGATATAGCTATAACTTTCAATACTTATGTATTGGCGTTTTCACTAGGACGGCTCATCGCTCATAACCGAAATACTATATACGTATTAGTATGCTTCCCAACCCCTTACAACCATTCGAAAGGTTAGTCCCGTTTTACTTTTTATGATAGGTTACCGCCTATCTCCTTTCGACACATTAATAATACTACAAATTGTTTTAAATGTCAAGCATAATTTTAAAATATTTTCTACAAAATGTTGTTCGTATTACATAATGCGAATGTATGTTTGTTATTATGTAAACGAAAATAATACTTGACAAATTTT